TTTCTTGTTTCCGCAGGTCAGACCAGATACCACAGGTACTTGGTACCTTCGGTGTTCTCCGTGCGGACATTCCCATCACTCTGGAGGCGGCGCAGTGAGGTATACACGTTCGCCTCTTTCTCCTGGAGTTCCGTAGCGAGCTGAGGCTTCGAGAGCCCTTCAGGGTTCTCGGCGAGCAGCTGGAGGATCGTAGCGTTCCGCTTGGCGACCGCGGCGGACATCGGTCGGCCGCGCTTGGGCTCGACACCTTCGCTCACCTGCTCGGGATTTTCCGAGTCGAAGTCCGGGAGCGGCGTCCCGTTGTCGGGGTCCAGTTCCACGGGAAGTTCGGTCACGGGCTCAGGCGCAGCCGCGTGGACGAGCGCAGCCGCTTCCGCAGCCGCTGCTTTCATCGCTTCGAGATCAGGCTTCGGCTCCGCTACCGGGGTGGGCGTCGCACGAGGCGCAGCCTTGGGCGCAGGCTCTTCGGCCTTCCGCTGCATTTCCGCACGCTTGGTGAAGGCGTTCTTCGGCTTCTGTCGATTCGTTGCCACGTACATGATGGTACCTCCAAAGAGTGAAAGGGGCTCCCAGTTGGGAGCCCCTTGGGTGTTCTAGAAACCGGGGTCGATCGTGCTGCCACCGGTCATAGCGGGAGCGCCGCCACCGACCGGGGGGAACTCGGTAACCGCGATAGCGCCGTCACGCGGAGCGCTGAAAGACCAGCTCACCTCGACCTGAGGGTTGCCTTCGCGGTCCATCTTGACCTCGTTGTTCTTCCGGTTGTCCGTGGCAACCTTGGTCTTTGCCGTCACGGTCTTGCCGATGATCGCACGCGCCACCTGGTCAAGGGTGGGCCGGTGCTGCAAGACGGTTTCGTCCGTGATGCCGAACGCCTTCATGTTCTGCATGAAGATGTTGATCGTCTTCTCGGTCTGGTAAATCTTGTGGTAGAACGTCGTCGGACGCTTACCGGCGTGCTCGCCTTCGGTGATCTTGAGTCGAGTCTCGATGAAAGCGTTGCCGTTCTGGTTCTCCCCGGCTTCGGCCGACTCGATCCGGCACTGGTAGACACCCACGGGGGCGACCTCAGTGTGTCCGTTCTCCTTCGCCTTAGCGACCAGGACATCCCACGGGACAGTAGTCATGTTCTGTGTTCCTTACTCCGGCACGAAGCCGGGGAAGATTTGGCCCATCATCTTCGTGATGTTGGGGTTTTCAACGGTGTTGTTCTCGAACCGGTCTTCGAAGTGCGAACCGGTGATGTAGTTCGGGTTCGGCTTCACCATGAGCGAGCGAACCAACGGGCTGTCAGCGGCAATGATGCCATCCGCGTTCGGGACCTGCTTGACCGTGAGGCAAGCCGTGGTGTTCATCCAGTAGGCGATGCCCTTTCGAAGCGCGCCCTCCATGTTCGGTACGTACTTGCCGTCCGACCGAAGGTCACCTTCGGCAGTGAACACCGCGACCCGGAACGGGTTGCGCACGTCCTTCACCATGTCACGGAACCGCTGCACCTTCTCGGACATGCGGGTCAGGAGCTGACCCCAGTCCGAATACTGCTGGTTCCCGGACTGGAAACCGGGCAGCGCTTCTTTGCAGCGTTTCTGGAGTTGCGTCACCGAGTCGACAACGATCGACTGGAACGGGTGGTCAGGCTGGATAGTCCACCCGATGACCTGCTCGACGGTTTCCCATCGGAGCACGTCGACCACGCAGATGTCCCAAGTCCCGTCCGCCTTCGGTGGCGCTTCCTTGGGGTCCCACCACACGACGCGGTAGGGCTGGTTCGGGTTGTTGGGGTTCTTACGCCCCTCGAACGCGTTCCAGCTCCCCTCCGCGTCGAGCGCGAGCACCGGCCCGGGGCAGCTCGCCCCAAGCGTCGACTTGCCGCGCTTAGTTTCGGCGTAGACGAGAAATGTCGCGTTGTGTCGCGGGTTTCTGTCTTGTGTCATTGCATCCTTTCCCTTTGTCCTAGGTCTGAATTATATCATGCGGCGTAGCGGGCAAGCGGGTCACGCTCGCTGAACTCCTCCCGCACCATGTCCTCAGCTCGTGACCCGTCATCGAACATTGGGCACAGCGTGAAGAACTGGCACCGCCAAGAACAGGTGTCGTCAGGGCTCGGCTCAGCGATGTGCGCCTGCTCTTCGACCGTGGCGTCTTTGAGCAACGCCTCAAGTTCGAAAATCTTCGTGATCTTCCGCTTCATGTGCAGTTCGTACGAGGCGATCTGGTCGTCGTTGTGGTTTACCTCGAACCGGTCATAGAACGGCGGTTTCGCCTGCTTGCCGCGCTTGACCTTTTTAAGGACGTTGTACAACGCGCCGTCGCTCCACGTGCCAGCCGGTTGCGTCATGCGTTCCAGCCACGCGTAGTGGAGCATCTGCGGGTTCATGTGCAACGTACTCAGCGCGGAGGTGAGGCTAGCTGCCGTCTTGTGGTCAACGAACTTCCGCGCGCCGTCCATCAGCCGAAGCACGCGAGCGTCCAACTTGCCGACGACTTCGAACTCACCGAACCGCTCCACGATCTCAGGCGCGAACTCCGAACCGCGAACCGACACGATCTCCTCAATCGCGGTGAACTCGATACCGGCATCGACGCCGGACTCGGCAACCCAATCGGCGTAGCCTTCCAGCATCGCGCGTTCGAGTTCACAGTCCTTGTCAAAGGCTTTGGACACCTCCACATCGGGATACACACCCAGTTCGGCGCAGTTCTCCAGATACGCCTGCCAGTCGGCATCCTGGGCGGCCTTGAGTACATCAAGGTACGCCTCAGGGTTCGGCCCGTAGAACGCCTCCAATCCGGTGTGCACGCGACTGCCGGACCGGAGCGGCCCCGAAGGGTTGAGCGCGACCGGCGACAAGCGTCTGTAGTCACTCAACCACCACCTGCGAGCACAGGCGAACGTCTTAAACTCACTCTGGCTGAATCTTCGCACGTTCCCTCTCCTCCTTCACTTCGGCCTCGTACCTCGGTGCCCAGCGTTCCACGAACGTTCTGAGGTTCGCGATGCGCTTGCGTTTCTTCTCTTTGGCGATGTACTCGGGCGTTGCCCGTGGGTCAGAGTAGTTCATGCTCGGTGGCATCAGTCCCCCATCAATCCGGTTGCTTCGATCCGGGCCGCTTCCGCGTCCAGATCATCGGTGGTCTTGCCCAGCGCGAGGAGCTTAGCGCGGTCGCGCACGATCTCCTCAAGCCGTTCCGCTTTGTCGTACAGTCTTTCGAGTTGCGTCTCTTCGATCGTGCCAGCGGCCACCAGGTCGATGATCGTCACCTTGTCATGCACTTCGGAGCCGATGCGGTGGATGCGATCGACGCCCTGGTTATTGTCGATGGCGCTCCAGGATCGTTGAAGCCGAACCATGGTGTCAGCGCGCGTCAGATTCAGCCCGACGCCACCGGCTTTGTAGGTCAGCAGGATGTAGTCGATCTTGCCATCCTGGAACGCCTGCACTGCTGCGTCACGCTCATCCCCTGACACGCCACCGGTCACCCGAGCGAACGGGATACCGGCATCGGTCATCCGCGTGGCCGCGAGGTCGATGAGCTGCCGGTGCTCAGCAGCGATGACCATGGGCTTGCCCGGCTCGTCTTCGATGATCGACATGAGTTCATCGATCTTCGAGGATTTCGGGCTGTCGGTAAGCGACACGATCCACGTGGCGGGGTCCTCAGGAGTCTCCCCCTGGTCGACCTCACAGTATGCGGACGCGAATTGCAGCAGTCGGGTCGCCCCCGCAAGGTTCCCGTTGGCGACGAGAACCGTTCCGTCCTCAAGCACCGTGACGAGCCGTTCGGCAATGTCCTTGTACGCCTTCGCCTGCTTGGGGCTCATCTCGACATCGCGTCGCATGAACACCTTGTCGGGCAGCTGCTTGAGTACATCGGCCTTGATCATGCGGCGGAAGTGCGGGTCAAGGATCTTGAAGAACTCCTCTTTCGTCTCGGGCTTGAGGCCGACAATCGACATGCCGCCGAAGTGGTTGTACTCGATCCGGGCGTAACGGTCGATGAAGGCGGACTTCGAAGGGAACACGTCAGGCGCGATAGCGTGCCCGATCGACCACAGGTCACCAGGGTGGTTCGCCACCGGCGTACCTGTGAGCGCCCAGCGGTATTCGACAGTCGGACCGTGAAACACGTTCCAGATAGCGCGCGTCTGCAAGGCGTTCGGGTCCTTCACCCTGTGTGCTTCATCGAGTACGCACACCTTGAACGGGATGCGGTTCAGTTCCTTTTCGTGTACCTCGCAAGCGGACTCTTTCAAGTCCGGTGTTCCCGGCTGCGTCTTCGTCTCGCACTCCATACAGCGCTTGAGGCGCGTCGAACCGTAGGGGGACAGACGGGAATGCAACTTCATCGCTTCGATGTTCACGATGATGACAGCATTGTCGGCTTCGGCTGCTTCGTTGATCTGCACGCGGCGCTTCGCAGCACTGCCCTGAATGACAAACGGGTTCGCCTCAGGAAGCCACCGCTTGATCTCGCGTTCCCAGTTCCGTTTCAGGGAGTTGGGGCACACGATGAGGGCCGGGTACGCACCCCCGCCGTACTCGGGCAGGATCATGTCAACGCGCCGCATGGCTGCAATCGTCTGAAAAGTCTTGCCGCTGCCCATCTCGTCACCAAGTAGTGCACTTCGGGCAAGCACCATGAAGTCAGCGCCCGGAATCTGGAACGGGTACAGCTTCTCATCGTGGTCGTTGACCGACTGGTAGTCAGGGTGTGGTGCCATCGCTTCGCGAAGTTCCAACACCCGGTCACGACGGTCACGAGCGGATCGCGCCCAAGCGGCAAGCTCGGGTTCGACCACGATGCGGTCACCGAACAGTTCGCGCAGCACGATGCACGCGGCGTAGGACTTCGGGAGCGTCCAGCGCTTTGCTTTCCGGTCCCACTTCTTGCCTGGGATCATCTTTATCTGATAGGAGTCGTTCCAGAGCGTTTCGTCAGGCTCCCCGTTCGCCTTGCGGCTGAACAAGGTGATCCGGTCGTCTTCGCCGATCTCGGCATAGATCTCATTCATCCTTCATCCTTCCGTCGTAGGTTCCATCTTAGCATCCCGTACCAGTTCTGACCAGCGGGGATAGTCAACGTCCTTGAGGAGCGCGAACGCCTGTCGGGCGGCGTCGTTGGCGTGACCCATGCCGGGGGTGTACCAGCCGACCTTGCGCAGCATGTCATCTGAGGCGAACTTGAGGTTAGCTTTCGCATAACGCACAAGTCCGTTACCTTGTGTAATGTGCGAAGCGACTCGGACCATGCCGGTAACTTCAAGGGCGTCGGTGTTCTGCGTAAGCTTTGCGGTTTTCGAAGTGATGATGAATCGCTCTACAGCGTAGTAACGACGCTGATCCCAACAGTGTTTATCGAACTTGATGCCGCCTTGCCGAAGCTTGCCCCACACGTTATCGGCGGGAACTTGCAACGGTGTGATTCGAACGTCTTCACAGCAAGGCGAATCGCAACGTTGGTACACGAAGATCCCAGTCATGGTGCCTGGATCAACACCGATAATCGCATATGAGTCATTCACACTAAATGTCACGCTTTTCCGCCCATCGCTTAGCTGTTGCCCCGCCCGCGGTAAGTGGGATGGACAACAGGCTGTCATCATTCATAACGTCTTTCATGGTCGCGATAACGTCTGAGACCTCGCTGTCGGGCACATCTGCGATCACTTCGTCGTGCACCACCAGCGCAAGATAATCCCCGATGCCTGCTGCGTCCAACTGTAGGAGCGCGCCCTTCATGATCTCAGCAGCAACGCCTTGGATCTGGTGGTTCACGAGCTGGTAGAACAGGTTCGGGTTGTGTTGTTGGAACCTTCGCCCGGTGAGCGGAGACTTCACGTACCCCACGCCATCCTCGCGGTACCGCTGCGAGGCGAGACGCTGAATCGTCTGCTGATGTGCGGGCACACCCGCATACGTGCCGTTGAAGTCAGCGGCAAGCTTCTCGATCTCGGCGAGCGGTCGCTTCGTGGTCGTCGCCAGCTTGTCGTTGCCCGCTCCGTACAGCGTGGCGTAGGTGTAGCTCTTCGTAAGGTTGCGCTGCGGACTCTTCTTGGTGATCGTCTCGTCCTGGTAGATCTTTTTCGTGAGCGCCACGAAAAAGTCTTCATCTGAGAGAAATGCCTCCCTAAGTCCTGGATCTCCCGAAAAGGACGCCATTACCCTTAGCTCGATTTGATCGTAATCGAACAGGACAAACGTGCTATCAGGCGACGCAACGATGCAGTTTCGAGCGATCTTGCTCAGCGGGTCCGACTCGTCCACTCGGGTGAGCTGTTGCAGGTTCGGGGATGAACTGCTCATACGGGCAGTTTTCACCCCAAACGCGCCTGCGGACTGCTCTTTGTACCCGAGTGTATTTATTGAAGTATGAATCCTCCCATCGAAGGATGAATACTCCAAAAACCTCTTAAGGTACGTCGAGTTGATCTTTTCCGCCTGCTTGCGTTGCTGCAAGAGCGCTGCCAACGGGTGGTCGATGCCCTCAAGCGCGAACTTGTCCAGCGACCACGCGCCGCCGTCCGTCCGCTTCCACAGCTTCACGCCGTCCGCAATGAAGAGGTCGGTCACCTGCGTAGCCGAGCCGAGATCAATGCCGAACTCATCGAAGCCGCGCTTCGTGAGGTCGACGTGCAGTGCGTCTAGCTCGGTACGCTTCGCCTGGGTGTACTCGCGGTCGCAGGCTACGCCCTTCATCTCCATCTTGTCGGCCAGCCAGCCAGTTGCGAGTTCGAGGTCATAAGCCCTGGGTGCGATAGCCATTACCGTGGGTGCATGATGCTCCCACAGCAACGCGGTAATCACGCAATCGAGTGCTGCATATTGCCAATACGCCGCACACGGACCGGTGGCACTGATGGGTACCGTCGCCCACGTATACCCCCCAGAGTGCATCAAGGAGTCCAAAGAACCTTGCATTGCCGCCGCTCGCGGGTCAATGTGCTTCGCAGACTGCTGCTTGAGCCCGATCGACACGGACGGGTCAACGATGTGACACAGCATCATCGTGTCATCGGTCAGGTGCGGGGGCAGGTGGATGTCGTGGTTTCGGAGCATCGCGAGATCGAAACGAACATTGTGGCCTACGAACCTCCCCTTGCGCGACCACCGGTCAATGATCTCCTCGACCAGTCCCTTCCAGCGGTCAATCGGGATAGCCCAGCCGTCGCTAGCGGTCCCAAACTGCACGAGTCTTACCTTATCGCGCAATTTGTCAATTCCGGTCGATTCGCAGTCGACCGCCAAGCGCTCGCAGGTGAGTCCCGAAAGCCAATCGAGGCACGCCGCAACATCTTCGTACGTCTCCACCAAATGGAGACTAACCCCCTCAAGAGCCATCTTTATCCCTCATCTTTCGTCGTTGTCGTCCTCTGCGCTGTCCTTCATTCTTGCATGTACGACATGCTCGGTGTCCGTAAGTGTTGTAGATGGTGTTTTCTTCTGTGTACGCGTGATTATTGGGGCAGTGAGTGATTTTTGAAGCACTCAGAGCTGC